GGAGCTTTCTAAGAATATGGTTAGACCAAAGTCAGCATCTCAGCACGCACTACCAAACTATGTTGCTGTTGCTCCACGTATGTACAAGGGGAACATTGAATCTTTGGTAAAGCGAATGATACCGTTTGCCGATTTGATTCAAGTGACACACCTTAAGTTACAACAGGTTATATCACGAACAGTACCAGATGGTGTATTCATTGATGCCGATGGGCTAAATGAAGTTGACTTGGGGACAGGTGCGGCATACAACCCAGAGGACGCATTGAGGCTTTATTTCCAAACTGGTTCCGTTATAGGTAGGTCCTATACTCAGGATGGGGAGTTTAATAATGCACGGGTTCCAATTCAAGAGTTGAATACAAACTCTGGTGCGTCAAAAACGCAGATGCTTATATACAACTATAATCATTATTTGAACATGATTAGAACCGTAACTGGACTAAATGAAGCTAGGGATGGTAGCACACCTGACCCAAACTCATTAGTTGGTTTACAGAAGTTGGCAGCATTGAATTCAAATACCGCAACAAGACATATTCTAGATAGTAGTCTATATATATTCAGAGGTTTATCTGAGGCATTAACGTATCGTATTGCAGATATACTTGAGTACTCTGACTTTAAGGATGACTTTGTAAATAAGATTGGTCGATACAATGTTTCTATACTGAACGATATATCAGACTTGTACATCTATGACTTCGGTGTATTCTTAGAGGTTGCTCCAGATGAGGAAGATAGAGCCAAGCTCGAGCAGAATATTCAGATGGCACTCTCTAGGGGTGACATTTATCTTGAGGATGCTATTGACATTAGGGAGTTGAAAAACATTAAGTTGGCTAATCAACTCTTAAAGCTAAAGCGTAAGAAAAAGCAAGAGAAGGAGCAGCAGATTGAAATGCAAAAGCAGGCGATGGTTGCACAACAAAATATGCAATCACAGCAGATGGCTGCACAAACTGCAATGCAAAAAATACAAGCAGAGACGCAATCTAAGATGCAGATTAAGCAAGCAGAGATTGCATTCGAGATGGAAAAGATGAAGGGAGAGGCTATGTTAAAATCTCAGCTAATGGCGGAAGAGTTCAAATACAACTTGGAGTTGAAGGGCTTGGCTGAGGATGCTTTACAGAAGCGTGAAAATAAAAGAGAAGACGCTAAGAAGTCACGGATAAGCCAACAGAATACACAGCAATCTCAGTTAATAAATCAAAGAAAGAATAACCTTCCGTCAATAAACTTTGAATCAAATGAGGATAGTTTGGATGGGTTTGATTTGTCTGAGTTTAGCCCAAGGTAGTGGAAATATTAATATAGTATTAGTATTATTTTTGTAAAAATATAATTAAATGGAAATTAAAGTAAGAGAGCTTAGTGGTGTTGAGGAGAAATCAACACAACAGGTTGAGGAGGAATTACTCCAAAAACACGAAGAAGAGTTGAACTCTTCACAAGAGGTTTCAGATGTGGAAGCATCTGAGGAAGATGCTAAAGAAGATGTAGAAGAAACTCAGACCTCAGAGTTAAGTGAGGATGACGTTCTTTCATATATTAAAAACAGATACAACAAAGAGCTTAACTCTGTTGAGCAACTTTTTGATGAACGAGAATCGTCTGAAGAGTTGCCCGAAGATGTTAAAGCATACTTTGAGTATAAAAAGAAAACTGGTAGAGGGATGGATGACTACATTAAGTTATCCAAGGATTTCTCTTCCATGGATGAAGACCAGCTTTTGTCTGAATACTTCATTGCATCTGGTGATGCATTGGATGATGATGACGTTGATGTCCTTATGGATGAATATTCTTATGATGAGGATTATGATGACGAAAAGGAAATTAAGAAAAAGAAGCTGGTAAAGAAAAAGAAAATTGCAGAAGCTAAGAAATACTTTGAGGAGCAAAAAGAAATGTACCGCCAACCCCTTGAGTCAAGCACGGTTGGAATTTCTGAGGAGCAACAAAAAGAAATCGAGGCATATAAGCAATATTTAGCCGAAGCTAAAACAACCCAAGAGGAAGTTAAGCGTAAGCGGGAATGGTTCCTTGAAAAGAGCAATGAGGTATTCAACGATTTCAAAGGTTTTGATTTCAAGATTGGAGACTCTACCCTTACATTTAATCCGACTGGAGATGTTAGCAAACTTAAGGAGGAGCAAACAAACTCAATGAGTTTTGTTGCAAAGTACCTCGACCCACAGACGGGATTGATTAAGGATGCCAACGGATACCATAGGGCTTTAGCTGTAGCTATGAACCCAGAAAAGTTTGCCAAGTTCTTTTATGAGCAGGGCAAGGCTGAGGCAACTGAGGATGTTACTCGTAAGATGAAAAATATTGATATGTCTGAGAGAAGAGCACCTGAAGTTACCAAAAGCAAAGATGGGCTTAGTATTCGAGCACTCAGTCAACCTGAAGGTCGAGGACTAAAAATTAAAAGTAAAAACAGGTAAAACATTTAAAACAAAAAAATTATGGCAGGTTCATTTACAGGAGCAGGTTACGCCCTTCAGCCAAGCGCACAACAGGTGCCAACAGCAAGTAACTATATTACAGATTTCAACTTCTTGAATCAGTATCTTCCAGATACGTATGAGAAAGAATTTGAGCGTTACGGAAACCGAACAGTTTCTAGTTTCATTCGTATGGTTGGTGCAGAAATGCCTTCAAACTCTGACCTTATCAAATGGGCAGAGCAAGGACGTTTGCATATCAAGTACACAGAGGTTGGTACCACAGCAATCGCAGGAGCTAACGAGGCTACATTCCGAGTGAACGATACGGGTAGCCCTACATTTTCTTCTAGTAATGGTATTGCTGTTCGTCTTGGTCAGACTGTTGTTATTAGTCAAAATAACGGTTCAGGTGAGAACAAGGGTATTGTAACAGCAGTTGATTTGGCAAGCAACGAATTCACAGTTGCTTTCTATGAGGCAGGTGGTCTTGTTACTGCTGGTACAGTTATTACAGCTGCTGATGTTACTGTATTTGTTTACGGTTCTGAATTTAAAAAAGGAACACAGGGGATGACTGGTTCTTTAGAAGCTGATGACGAAATCTTTGAAAACAGTCCTATTATCCTTAAGGATAAGTATGCAGTATCTGGGTCTGACATGGCTCAAATCGGATGGGTTGAGGTGACTACTGAGAACGGTGCTACAGGTTACTTGTGGTACATGAAGTCTGAGCACGAAACTCGTTTGAGATTTGACGATTATCTTGAGACTGCAATGGTTGAATCGGTTCCTGCTGAAGCAGGTTCAGGTGCGTCTAACACAGGTGCAGGTGCAGGTTTAAACCCTAACTATGGTAATAAAGGTTCTGAGGGTGTATTCTATACAGTATCAGACCGAGGTAACGTTTGGTCTGGTAGTGCTCCATATACATTGACTGATTTTGATACAATCATTGGTCGACTTGACTCTCAGGGAGCTATCGAGGAGAATGTAATTTTCTTAGACCGTGCGTTTGGATTTGCTATTGACGATATGTTGGCACAGCAAAACTCTTACGGTGCTAATGGAACAAGCTACGGGTTGTTCGACAACGATGAGAATATGGCGTTAAACCTAGGCTTCTCTGGTTTCCGTAGAGGATACGATTTCTACAAAACTGATTGGAAATATCTAAACGACCCAACCATGCGTGGTCAAATGGCTACTGGAGCTGGGTCTGGTCAAATTAATGGTTTGTTAGTTCCTGCTGGTTCTACAACCGTATACGACCAAATCATGGGTAAGAACGCAAAGCGACCATTCCTACACGTGCGTTACCGTGCTTCACAAACTGAAGACAGACGATACAAAACGTGGATTACTGGTTCTGCTGGAGGTGCTGCTACATCGGATTTAGATGCGATGGAGGTTAACTTCTTGTCTGAGCGTTGCGTTTGTACATTGGGTGCAAACAACTTCGTATTGTTCGAAGACTAATAAACATTCTAGGGGAGTGTCTTCAAAGACACTCCTCTTTTTTTAAAACTTTAAATTAAATATAAAATGAAATTAGAATTAAAAGACAGAGTTTATAAACTCACAAGAGGCAAATCACCATTGTCTTGCATCATTCCTTCTCGTAGTAGCAAAAGAAGACCTCTGCTATATTTTGACGAGGAACAAGGAGTCAACAGAGCGTTGAGATATGCAAGAAATCAAAAGAGTCCATTTGAAGATGAGCAAGATGGTTCAGCTATTATTGAGCCAATCATCTTTGAAGATGGTATGCTTAGTGTTCCAAAAAGCAATCCAGCATTACAGCAGTTTTTACATTATCATCCATATAATGGTAAGAAGTTTGTTGAGGTTGATTATGGTAAAGACGCACAAGAAGAAGTTGAACAATTAAATATTGAGATTGATGCATTGGCTGTGGCTAAAGAAATGAGCGTAGAAGAGCTTGAGGTTGTGGGGCGTGTTGTTTTATCGAAAGATATTTCAACGATGACGACATCTGAATTGAGAAGAGACATTATGGTGTTTGCTAGAGTAAACCCAGAAATGTTTATGAATGCAATCAATGACCCAGAAGCTAAAATGAAATCAACAGTTAAGATGTTCTTTGAATCTAAATTGTTATCTTTGAGGAATAATGGAAGGGATGTATACTTTAACTTGGATGGAAACAAGAAGAGAATGTGCATTATCCCATTTGGTGCAAACCACATTGAATATTTAGCTGAGTGGTTTGAGTCGGACGAAGGTCTAGACATATTTGAATTTTTAGAAAAGAATCTATAGTTTCATTCTGAATATTGTTTTTCATAATTGAGGGGTTTACGCCCCTCTTTTTTTTTGGCTATCTTTGTGACAAAGTGTAACAGATGATAAATTCCGTTAGAAATACAGTGTTGTCCATACTAAACAAAAACAACTATGGATATATTTCTCCATCTGATTTTAACTTGTTTGCAAAGCAGGCTCAGTTGGATATATTCGAGGATTATTTTTATCAGTACAACTACAACATAAACAAAGAAAATGCTCGTGCATCTGGAACGGGGTATGCTAATATCACTAAGGGCTATGAGGAGTCTATAAATATTTTTTCAGAATCTAACTTTTTGGTTCATAGTTCGATAAATAAATTTTTTACTCCAAGTCCTAGCACAACAAACGATAACTATTACCTGCTAAATAGGGTTGATATCTACACCAATTTACGGGCGAATGGTTTCACCAATGGAACTGGTACGAATGAATTGATTGACACACTTACTGATTTTATTGCATCAGGGGTAAAGGCGGGGGATATTGTATTAAACTTAACAGACAATACAAGTTCTGAGGTGGTTTCAGTAGCTACCAATGTTTTAACAATAGATGATGACATATTTGTTTTGGGAGATGAGTTTTCTGTTTATAGTGGTTCAGATATATCTGAGGCTGAGAGAGTTAGCCAATCTAAGATATCCTTGTTGAACTCTTCATTATTGACAGCACCATCAAATACGTTCCCAGTATACACACAGGAGGAACCATATTTATATATGTTCCCTAAAACAATAAACTCATACGGTGCTGTAAAGTGTCAGTACATAAGATATCCCAAAGACCCCAAGTGGACGTATGTTGCATTGTCTGGCGGAGAGCCGTCATTTAATGCATCATCTCCTGATTATCAAGACTTTGAGATTCCTATTTCGGATGAACCGACTTTGGTGTTGAAGATACTCCAATACGCAGGTATGTCTATAAGAGAGGTTGCTGCAACTCAGTTTGGTCAGAGTCTAGAAAATTTAGAAACTCAAAAAGAAAGATAATAAAATATGGCTTATTTGTCTGAATATCAATACTATGAGAATGATGGTAACTCTCCATCTAACGCCAATTGGGGGTCCTACCAATATGTATCATTAAAGGATATCGTTAACAACTTTATGTTGATGTATGCTGGTAATCATAGTCTAGTAAATAACGAGGAGAGGTTTAAGGTTTTATTCCATGCAAAGCGTGGTATACAAGAACTTAATTACGATGCATTCAAAGAGATTAAGATACTTGAACTAAATGTATCAAACACATTAAAGTATGTGCTTCCAAGTGATTACGTAAATTGGGTTAGGATATCTCTGTATCAGAACGGTGTTCTCAGACCGATGAGTGAAAATATTCAAACCAACTGGAGTGATGCGTATCTGCAAGATAATGATGCCAATATATTGTTTGATATCAATGGCAATATATTAAAACCTGAGTTCTCGAACATAGATTATGAGAGAATTAAGGGGACAAAAAAGTCGATATACTTGAATCCAAATAACCCACAGTTTGATGGGTTTGAGGGATACTACTACGATGGAGAGTGGTACTTTGATTTTCAGGTAGGAGCTAGGTTTGGTTTAAATACAGAGACCGCAAACTTCAACCCCACATTTAAGATTGACAAAAAAAGTGGAGTTATAAATTTTAGTTCTGACATGGCTGGCGAGCTTTGTATATTGGAATATGTTTCAGACGGAATGGAGGGAGGAGATGACACGCAGATTAGTGTTAACAAATTATTTGAGGAGTATATATATGCATACATCGAGTATTCAATATTGCACTCAAAATTAAATGTCCAAGAATACATAGTCAGAAGGGCACAAAAAAAGAAGTCATCGCTTCTTAGAAATGCTAAAATAAGAATGAGCAATATTCATCCATCAAGACTGTTGATGAATATGAGAGGTCGTGATAAATGGCTAAAGTAATATGGCGAGCACAAAAAGAAATTTTGTATTAGGTAGAATGAATAAGAGCCTTGATGAAAGGCTTGTACCTAATGGTGAATATGTTGATGCACTCAATGTTAGACTTGGGTCTACCGAGGAGAGCGAGATTGGTTCTGTTGAAAACTCAAAGGGTGTAACAAAACTAACAACAATATCATATGAAGGAGCCACTCTATCTACATCTGCTAGATGTATTGGGGCGTATGAGGACGGTGCTAGGGAAACCATTTATTGGTTTGTACATGACTCAGACTTTTCGTTGGGTACAACAGGTAAGCTCGATTTAATTATATCGCTAGACATCAACAAAAACATTATGACATATCATGTCATTAGTATTGATGATGGTGATAATGCGAATACGATACTAAACTTTAATCCATCTTATTTAATAACTGGTGTCAACATGGTTGATGACCTGTTGTTTTTTACGGATGATTATAATCCTCCAAGGTTTATAGATATAAATAAAAATTACGCAAAGCCAACATCGTTAACTCAAGATGGGATAACGTCTGAGGAGTTGCTGGTTATAAAGAAACCACCACTAGAAACGGTTGGTATTAATAGCGTATTGAATGCGTCTGAGGATACATTCTTGGAGGATAGATTCGTATGCTTTGCATACAGATGGAGGTATAGTAATAATGAGTACTCTGCAACATCTCAATTTAGTGCTCCATCATTTACACCTAGTTTGTTTTCTTATAACTATTCTACGGGGTTGAATGATGGTATGTTGAACAAGGCAAATTCTTGTCAGATTACCTACAACTCTGGAGGTGAGCTTGTTGTTGGTATTGACCTATTGTGGAAGGATATGCAGACTGGAAACATTAGGGTCATTGATAAGCTAGACAAATCAGAATTGGGTCTTGTTGATAATACGGACTTTACGTATACGTTTGATAGTAGTAAGATATTTACGGTACTACCAGACAGTGAGATACTTAGGCTGTATGATAATGTACCAAGATTGGCTAAAGCTCAAACAGTCATGGGCAATAGGATAATGTATGGTAATTATCTTGAGCAGTACAACCTAATTGACCTGAATGGATTCCCGACAAAGTTGGAATATACGGTTGATTTGATTAGTGAAGATATTGGTCTTGAGTCTTTGTCTAGTTCCATCTCAAATCAAACATATACGTGGGATGGTTCAAGTGAAACAGCTCCATCTGTTTTGAATTTAACCAACCTAGATGGTGTTGAGTTAGTTCAGGGCTCTGTTATTGAGTTTACTGTGTCGTACACTCATTATAGTTTTTATGAGACACTTGGTACGCCCACACCCACTCAGCAGAATCCTGAGACAACAATTACATTTACTTATACATTGCCTCAAGATTTTGATAGTGCATATGACTTATCTATCAGCGATGATTTCAAGGAAAAGATTGGGACTGAGGGGGTTGATGGAAACATTCAAACAGTTGCAAATTGTTCATCTGGAACAACACTGACCGATGTCTTTAACTGTTCACTACTGCAAAATATTGACAGCCTAGAAAAGTATGAGAGTGGAATCAGTGGTCCAAATCAAGCGATAAAAATAGAGTCTAGTGCAAGCAGTCCGAATCAAATTGGATTTGTTCTTCCTGCGATGCGTTACGTTGATAATCCTGCATCAGTTACTCAGAGTGTTTATGAGTATTTTGAGGTTACACTCATCGATGCAACATTCTCTTCATACGGTGCTCCAACTAGTTTGCATAGCGATAGGAGCTACGAGGTTGGTATTATATACATGGATGAATTTGGTAGGGCTACAACCGCTTTGGTAAGCCAAACAAACGCATTGGGTGTTCCCTGTTCTGCTTCTGCTTTAAAAAATTCCATAAGGGTTACCATACCAAAAAACCAACCAGCACCATCGTGGGCTACAAAATATAAGTTTTGTATTAAGTCTGACAAGGAGAAATACTTCAATGTATATTCGAATTTATTTTTTCAAGACCCAATTACTGAGTCCTACTATTTTTTATTAGAGGGTCAAAACTCTAGAAAGGTTGAGGAAGGTGATTTACTTCGTGTAAAAAAAGATAGTGTTGGTGTTATGAATGATTGCACTACAGTATCTGTTCTTGAGAAAAAAGCACAGCCAGCTGATTTT